AGCCAAGTTGCGAAGAACCGGAACTGGCTCAAGGAAGTCAGCGGTCGTCAGGGCTTCTGCTAGAACGTCACCAGATGTCGCTGGGCTGGTCAGTGTGGATAGATTGAGTGCCATTGGTTGAAATATATATTATTAATTACAGGCTATCACTATGGTATGGCCAGTATATCAGTCTGCGAATTCTGCCCGTGATTGATAAGTTACTGCTGTTGTCATTTCCGATTGCTAATTTATCAATTCCAGTCGGTAGGGCTAAACTTGTATAACGGAATGACGTGGCTCCATTTATTGAACCAAACATATCATTAACTTTATAACTAACGGCGATTCTGTTGAGTTCGCTGAGGTTGGTTGTTGTCCCCAATGAAGTATTAGCAACAAAAGAGCCGCTGGTAATTGCGTAGAAATACGACGTGCCTGAAGTTAAATATGACCCCATAATTTCATTTGCTCCCGCTGATTCATCCATATATTCAAACAATACGGATGTTGACGCGGATGGTTCTGGGACCACTTCCATATAGGTAGTCCCCTCGCTCTGGTTGTAGAAATCGAAGTCACTGCCGGAAATCACAAGGTCGTCAGCGGCTCGCGTTCTTGCGGCGGCGTCTCCGCCTGATGTGGGGATTAGGGACGTGGCGACACTTCCGCTTTCGACTTGAAAACCCCAAAGTAAAACTGAACCTCCAGCAATACTAGAATGTTCAGTATATCCAGACACAGTATACAGAAATTGAGTTGTTGTTCCAGAAGATTGAGTATTGCCGATAATGATACATCTATACCAACCATCAGGGTATGTTTCTATTTGTAATGTATGACCACCATTCCCATTGGTAATGATTTGCGTTTCACCATCGCCTTCCAGCTTAAATCCAGCTCTAACAACTGCTCCGCCAAGATTTTGAAAAGACCACGTAAAATAATTATTACCGCCCGAACCTGCCTTTGCCCATACAGACAGAACCATAGAGTCAGAACCAAAAGTTATGGAACTAGTTGCTCTATAATTATGATTTTCGCTAGTGCCGTTATTAGTAATTCTAAATGCTTCAGTTTCTCCGTTAGGCGCAGTCGCTGCATCAAATGTTCTAATTCCACCACCACCAAAAGCTAATGCAGATGTTGGTTGTGAATACAGAAAGCTATTCGTCGCACTCGGCTCCACCAGAATCATCGGCACTCCATCAACGTGGTCAACGCGCACCGTGTTCGCTGGGGCTTGCGCTATGTTACCGTTGACATCTGTGAACGTGGCGGTTCCTGCGCGGGTCGCTGTGATGACATTAAGCGTATCCGGCTTGCTTGGGTCTAGGTCTAGTGTTGGGTTCTCTAGGGTTCCAATCATGGAATCCCGAGCGTCAAAAAGAAGGAAGGGATCAAGCTCGTTGGGGTGAAACTCATTCAAGTTACTTAGCCTTTGCGTAAGCGGCCTGGTTAACGGAAGCGTAACACTCCTGTTAATGGTGGGCCTACTTAGCCAAGGCTTCAAGCTGTCCTTCTTCTTCGACATATTCCCTAGAGATAGATTGGTTTGATAACAACCTTCACACTGAAGGAGCTACCGGCACCTGTAACATTTACGCGGATGTCTGACAAGGGAGTAGTGAACAATCCACCACCGTTACCAGTGAGAGTTGTGTCGTCACCGAGGGCTACCCAAGCGGTCCCGATCTTTTGCTCAAGGCTGACGGTGGCTCCGTCGAATGTCCCGGCTACAAAGAATCCACTAGGTGTCCCGGTCCCTGTGTTGACTGCGGGTGTGGTTGATGAATCAAAGGCACCAGCACCACCGCTTAGGTTGGAGTTGGCAAGTGTTATGTCTGTGCTAAAGTTTGGCATATCGTGTTGTTAGTAGTTAGAGGTGTTAACGCCAGTGCTTGAGGCTGTTCCTAAGCCACCCATGGTTGGTCTCCGTAACACAAGGGATGCAGCACCACGTCTCTTCTTTTTCATCGGGCCTGCTTGCTCCGGTTGTTGGACTGTTTCAGCTACGGCTGTTGGGGGTGGTGGAGATGCGGGAGGCTCCGGGGGCTTGGGGGTCTTAACAGACATGCACATGGGTTATTCGGGGGTAAGGAATTGGTTCTCTAACTGGTCATCGTGAAGGGTCTTTAGAAAGTTAACAAGTTCTCGCTTCCCCATATAAAAATCAATCTCCCGAAGCGAATCGCTAGGGGAGAAATCTTTGCTTGGCACGCGTTCGTCCAAGAACTTTATAAGGTCATCTGGGATGTTAGGAATGTAATCACTCATGTTGGACTTTCCTACTATGGTCCTTATTAGCTATACAACTTCGTTCCAGATGCGCTAAAGCTCGCCAAGCAACAGCCGCCCACTCCCCTTCAAGCATGTGTCGGAGCATGGCATCAAGCTCATCCTTGGACTTACTCATGTCCCACCATATCTCATCTTCGGGGTGGTGTTGGATGTTACCTTTGTAGCTTTGCTTGGCTACTTCCACCAAGGCATGGGGAAAATAACACATCAACCCACGATACAATGGGATCTGTTTGCGCTCCTCAGCGGTGCCTTCGATTGTTATTGTGTTGGGGTCCATAGCTTTATCTCCTTTGTTTCTTTGTTGTAGTATCCATCTCTAAGGATGAAGGCCATCCGGGCATTGAGTAGGGCATCCTCCTCGGTCATCCCAGCTTTCTCGTAGGTGTTAACAACCGTCTGCCACTCCACTCCGTCCTTGTTAAGGATCTTTTCGGCTGTCTTTAGGCCCACCCGTGGGACACCAAAGTAACCATCGGTTGCGTCACCAGCAAGGGTTTGCACTAGGTGTTGGAAGTCGGCCTCCTCTTTTGTTATCTTGCGTAGGTCGTCCTTAAGGAAGTTATACCAAGTGCAAGGCACGGTCGCGAAGTCCTTATCTCCACTAACAATAATCGAACCATCGGGGTCACGGCTACCAATGATACCTAGGACATCGTCGGCTTCCAAGCGGTCCACCTTAAGAGCCGTCCACTCATCACAAGCCCAATCCCGGAGGTCACTGATGCCTAAGGGTGATCGCTTGTCCCGGCGGTGTGCTTTATACTGTAGGTTAATCTCATGGCGAAACGTGTAGCGATCCGAGAACACCATCGTTATCTCATCACCGTTGTCTTCGTATGCGTCGAGGATCTCACAGATACAATCAGTCACCATGATAAAGGAATCCTTGAGGTCACTGAAGTCAGAGTGGACTGTGAAGATGTCATCGTCCCATCGGATCTCCTTCTCGGCTGCAAAGGCAGCACGGTAAAGAAGCATGTCGCCGTCTATGTATATTTTCTTACTCATCGTATTGGTGTGCAAGTAAGGATTCCGCTGCCATAGCTCCAGCCTTGTAGTTTTTATACTCTAACGGTTCAATCTGTTCCAAGTAAGGGTTGTCGGTCCAGTCAGATGTTTCTCTCTGCACCAACACGTTTCGGAATCCATCCCACCAAACAGGATAGTCACCCGAAGAGAGTTCAACCGTGGCTTGCTTTAGTTTCTTTTTCCATTTTTTCATAGATCTTTTTAGTGTGTGTCTTTCCAGGTTTTACCAATGCTATACTCACCGTCGAGTGGGCATCGGAAACTTAACAACTTACCAGCCTTGGCTAGTGAGTCACAGAAGAGTTGACCGAGTTCCTCCGCGTGTTCCTCAAGGCAACTGAACTGGACCTCATCGTGGATGTTACCGTGGAGTTCGTAGGGGTGCGGGGCCTCCTCGTTAAATACAATGAGTGCCTTCTTCATCAGAACAGCGCCACTAGATTGTAATAACAAATTAAGAGCAGAGTGTGCCGAGCGAACCGGGAGTCGTCTTCCGTCAATCCCACCTAGCCACTGCTTACCTTTGAGAGCTTGCTCGATAGCATGTTGTAGTTTCTTGATCGCCGGAGTCTTTCGCATGAACTCGGCCTTAAGTCGTTTACCCTCTCGTCTACTTCCACCAACAATAGATCCAATCTTCTGGTCACCGGCTCCGTAAAGGAATGCGTAGATGAAGGTCTTAGCATGGTCACGTGTAGGTAAACCAGCCGCCTGTTGGTTAGCTGTGTGAATGTCGCCTTCAATAATTGTCTTACCATACACACCCTTGTCATACGGATAGAGGTAGTGAGCAAGACACCTGAGTTCTAAGCCACTGGCATCAGCACCAACTAACACTTTCCCTTCCGGTGCTGTGAACAGATCGCGACACTGGGAACCATAGACTGCACGTGAAGCTGGCACTTGGGCTACGTTGGGTTTGCTGTGGGTGCATCGTCCGGTGACTGCGCCGTTTGTATTGACCTCACCGTGGATGCGTCCGTCCTTGACTAATGTTAACCAACCTTGGCGACCTTCGGCTACTTGACCTAGGCGTTTGCTAATAAGGAGATACTCCAATAACAACTTAGCCTCAGGTTTATCTATCTCCTTTAGGACTGCCTCATCAATCTTAGGTCGCTTACCTTCGTATGCCTCTGGCTCCCACCCCATCTTCATCAAGCGTTCTGCTATCTGGTCCCGGCTGTTAGGGTTGAATGGAATGGTCTTGGTTTTGTTACCAGTCTTTGCTGCCTTGTCTGCAAGAACTTGCTTCAACTTATTCTCCTTG